ATTTCTAAATCTGCTGTTGATTCTGCTCGCCTAGAACGTCAGTGGTCGTTAGATGATGCAGAAGAATTAATTAAAAATGCTTCAGAGCAAGGATTGTTTTATAAAGAACTTGATCAAGAAGAAATGAAAAAATTTCATTCTTTGACTCAACCTTTATACACAAAATACGATACTGTGTTTATGCCAGGATTTATAGATCAAATTAAAAATAGTTAATTTTTTAATAATTCTATAGATGCATATGCATATACAAGAAAATTTTTTACATTCTGAATATGTTAACAGAAAAAAAATTTTAGTATTTGGCATTAATAGAATACAGAGTCCTCCAACAATACTTCATATAAAAAAAATTGACAAAAATTACCACGAAATAATTTCTACCGGTATTGATGATATTTTTTGTGTTTCGTTTTGTGATTTTTTATTATTTGATTCGTTAATGCCTAAATTATCTACAAATATTAAATTTTTTCAAGACAAAAATGATTTAAATCTATTAGAGTTTCAAAAATTGTTAAAAAAAAGAGGACATAAAAATTTTTTAAAAAAATTTTGGCAATTTGTTTTTTATTTAGATAATGGCTCAGTAAAATTTTATATGGAAGAACCATTTCCAATTGGAAACAAATTAGCTGTCTATGAAAATACATCTCAAAATATATATAATAGTGTGGATCCAGAAATAATATTAAAAAAATTAAGAAACAATTAATAAAATTACCAAATTACACCATAGACAATAGATAAATAAGTGTGTATATTATTCTTTATGTCTAATATACATTAGGCAAATATAAAACAAACATAGGCACAATAGGAGGCTTACATCATGGCTACACTAGCTGAAATAAGAGCGAGGTTAAAATCTCAAGAAGTGAATCGCTCCACTTCATCAACAGGCGGCGACAACGCCATCTACCCACACTGGAACATACAGGAAAATCAAGAAGCAGTAGTGCGTTTCTTACCTGACAAAGATCCAAATAACACTTTTTTCTGGACTGAAAGAGCAATGATTAAATTGCCTTTTGCTGGAATCAAAGGACAAGCGGATTCAAGACCAGTGCAAGTACAAGTACCGTGCATGGAGATGTATGGAGAAACTTGCCCAGTGCTAACTGAAGTTAGACCGTGGTTTAAAGACAAGTCAATGGAAGACATGGGCAGAAAATATTGGAAAAAGAAAAGTTATATATTCCAAGGTTTTGTGTTACAAAATCCATTGTCAGATGACAAAACACCAGAGAATCCGATAAGAAGATTCATTATTGGTCCACAAATTTTTAACATAATCAGATCTGCGTTACTGGATCCAGAAATGGAAGAGTTACCAACTGATGCTGTGAGAGGTGTGGATTTTAGAATAACCAAAACATCTAAAGGCGGATATGCTGATTACTCTACTTCTAAATGGAGCAGAAGAGAAAGAGCTCTAGACGAAGCAGAAAGAGCAGCTATTGACAAGTTTGGATTGTTTAATCTTTCAGACTTCAGACCCAAGAAGCCCACTGATGCAGAAGTAAAAATAATCAAAGAATTATTTGAAAAATCTGTAGAAGGTGAAGCTTATGATCTAGAAAAATATGGTCAGTATTTCAGACCAGCTGGAGTATCAGCTACAGCAAATGGTTCTGCAAACGGATCAGCATCAATAACAGCTCCAGTTGATGGAGAAGCGATTGTTACCAAAGTAGAAGCGGTAAAAGCGGCTCCAGCTGCGGCAGCACCTCAACCATCTACTGACAGTGCTAAAAGAGCAGAAGATATCTTGAAATTGATTAGATCAAGACAAAGCAAATAACACTAATTTACCTTTTGGCTCCAGCAGATTGACACTGGAGCCAATTAGTGTTAATATAAGAACATAGGAATAAAAAAATGACAAAAGTATTTGACGCAACAAAATTTAGAAAAAGTATTACAAAATCAATTCAAGGTTTAGGTTTAGGATTCAATGATCCTACAGACTGGATCTCTACAGGCAACTACGCATTAAACTATTTGATATCAGGAGACTTTAACAAAGGTATTCCACTAGGTAAAGTATCTGTACTAGCAGGAGAATCAGGAGCAGGTAAATCCTACATAGCATCGGGCAATATAATCAAGAATGCACAAGCACAGGGTATCTATGTTATTCTAATTGATACTGAGAATGCACTAGATGAGGCTTGGTTACAAGCACTGGGTGTAGACACAGATGAGAAGAAATTATTAAAATTGAGTCTTTCAATGGTAGACGATGTTGCTAAAACAATATCAGAATTCATGAAAGGTTACAGAGAAGAGAATCCAGATAATAGAGAGAATGCACCTAAAATTCTATTTGTTATAGATTCTTTGGGTATGTTATTAACTCCCACAGATGTTAATCAGTTTGAAGCAGGAGAGATGAAAGGTGATTTGGGTAGAAAACCTAAAGCCCTAACAGCACTGGTTAGAAATTGTGTAAACATGTTTGGTTCTTGGAATGTAGGATTAATTGAAACCAATCACACGTATGCTTCTCAGGATATGTTTGATCCAGATGACAAAATTTCTGGAGGTCAAGGATTTATCTATGCTTCTTCTATTGTGATAGCAATGAAAAAATTAAAATTAAAAGAAGATGAAGCAGGTAATAAAATTTCAGAAGTAAGAGGTATTCGAGCAGCATGTAAAGTTATGAAGACTCGATATGCCAAACCTTTTGAAAGTGTACAAGTTAAGATTCCATATGATACAGGTATGGATCCTTATTCGGGATTGGTTGATTTGTTTGAGAAACAAGGAGTGCTGGTACAATCTGGTAACAGATTAAAATATATGGATAGTAAAGGCAAAGAACATCTAGAATATAGAAAAGATTGGGATGGTGATAAATTAACAATGATAATGAACGATTATCAAAATGTTAAAAAAACAGAACCAAAAGAAGAGAATGTTGAAAAAGAAAACAAAGAAAATAAAAAAGAGAAAAAATAGAGAAATAGAAGGTTACTATTCTGTTAATGGTAAGTTCAAAACTCTTTACAAAAAGAAATAAAAATGCAAGAATTTACACATGAAGAAATAGAACAGATATGGAACTCAATCAATCACTATGTGCCTGATAGACAAAAAGTAGATTGTGCTGTAGACTTTATCAAAACATTAGTAGATATTGGTGTCCCAACTAAAGTGATCAAATCCGCTGGAGAGTATGACGAGAAATTAGAAGAGGCCATTGAAAGCGTGTTTGATGACGAAGAAGAAGACGGATACGACGAATAATGAGCTGGTACACTAAAGTAAGTCAGGATATCGGTCTAATACCCGACTGCATAAAATACTTTGATCAAGAATTAGAAACAGCAAGAAAAGAAATATATATTTTTGGTAATTTAGAAAAAGCAGCAGCATCGCTGCCAGGAGTTGTAGAACAAAGATTTAATCAATTACAAGAAATAGAAGCAATATTAGAATATCTCAATATTGAAAATCGAAGATTAAGATCAAGAACATTTAAAAAATTCCTAGAAAATTATAATAGAGCATTGACATCTAGAGATGCAGACAAGTATGTGGACGGAGAATCTGACGTGGTAGATATGGAAAAAATTATTAATGAGTTTGCTCTATTAAGAAATAAATGGTTAGGTATAACCAAAGGTTTAGATCAAAAACAATGGCAGTTAACTAACATAGTTAAACTCCGAGTGGCTGGTATGGAAGATGCCACAATCAGATAGAATAATACTTACAGACGTTGACGGTGTACTATTAGAATGGGAAGACCATTTTAATAAATGGATGGCAACCAAAGGATTTCCCCAATTAAAAAATACAGATCATGAATACGATATGAGTATTCGATATGGCATACACAAAGATCTTTCTCGAGAATTAGTTAGAGAATTTAATAAGAGTGCATGGATGAGTACACAACAACCCATGCCAGATGCACAAACTTGGGTAAAATTATTGCATGCTGAAGGCTGGACATTTATACCTATAACATCACAAACATCAGATATACCAGCACAGGAATTAAGAAAAAGAAGATTGGCAGAATTATTTGGAGATACTGTGTTTACAAATTTCTTTATATTAGAAACAGGAGATCATAAAGATGCAGCACTGGCAGAATTTCACGGTACAAATTTATGGTGGGTAGAAGATAAATGGACCAATGCTAAAAAAGGATTAGAATATGGTTTACGACCATTATTATATAATCATGATTACAACCAGGGTTTAGAACATGAAAATATCATACGAGTAAATAACTGGCAACACATACATAAAATCATACATGGAAAAAAATAAAAAAATATTAGTAATGGGATTACCAGGATCGGGTAAGAGTTATCTCTCTGATAAACTCGCAACCTTACTGGGTGCTGTGTGGCTAAATGCTGATCGAGTAAGAGCAGAAGCCAACGATTGGGATTTTTCTCCCGAGGGTAGAACAAGACAAGCAGAACGAATGAAACGCCTAGCACAAGAAGGATTAGACCGTGGCAAACACGTGATTGCAGACTTTGTTTGTCCTACAGAAAAAACTAGACAGGACTTTGCTGCTGATTATACTGTGTGGGTGGACACTATCAAAGAAGGACGATTTGAAGAT